GTCGCTGGTTCACTCATGTATGGTAACAACATCATCTCTGGTGCAGTTGTTCCATCTTCCAACGCAATTGGTCTTCACTTCTATCCCATCTGGGAAGCCGCATCACTCGACGAGTGGTTGTATAATGGTGGTCCTTTTCAACTTGTAGTATTCCACTTCCTCATTGGCATCTATGCATACATGGGTCGTGAGTGGGAATTGTCCTATCGTCTGGGTATGAGACCCTGGATTTGTGTCGCATACTCTGCTCCTGTTGCGGCTGCGTCCGCAGTATTCTTGGTCTACCCCTTTGGTCAAGGTTCGTTCTCCGATGCTATGCCTTTGGGTATTTCGGGAACCTTCAACTACATGTTGGTATTCCAAGCAGAACATAACATTCTCATGCACCCGTTCCACATGCTCGGTGTTGCTGGAGTCTTCGGTGGTTCACTATTCAGTGCTATGCACGGTTCACTGGTTACGTCCTCACTCGTTCGTGAAACGACTGAGACAGAATCTCAGAACTATGGTTACAAGTTTGGACAAGAGGAAGAGACATACAACATCGTAGCTGCTCATGGTTACTTCGGTCGTTTGATCTTCCAATATGCATCCTTTAACAACTCACGCTCTTTGCACTTCTTCCTTGCTGCGTGGCCTGTTGTCGGCATCTGGTTCACTGCTCTTGGCGTGTCAACCATGGCGTTCAACCTCAACGGTTTCAACTTCAACCAGTCCATCCTTGATGGTCAGGGTCGTGTGCTCAACACATGGGCAGACGTATTGAACCGTGCAGGTCTTGGTATGGAAGTGATGCATGAAAGAAATGCACACAATTTCCCACTTGACCTTGCTGCTGCTGAGTCCACTCCTGTGGCACTCACCGCACCAGTTGTCGGTTGATACTAATTCCTAATTTGGAATAAATTAGGAGATACTTAGGACCCTTAGGGGTCCTTTCTTTTTATCAAAAATGTTAAGTTTTTTTAAGAATTATTATGGTCGGACTTCCTGAATTCTTTCGACAAACATCTGATGAACCTTATGATAGGCACATCTACCGATTTATTGATTGTAACAATCAAAGTATAATTGTTGAGAGTTATGAACAAGTCTATGAAAAATGGTTCAATACTCCTTCGATGTTAAAATCACGTATCGAAGTTTTAGATAGACCTAAACATAAAAACAAAAAGAAAAAATCTAATGGAGGTTTTAAATAAAAATGGTAGCATCAACATTACAACAACAAAGGAGGGGATGGTTTGACATACTCGACGACTGGCTTAAGCGGGATCGTTTCGTTTTTGTTGGCTGGTCTGGACTTCTTCTTCTACCCACTGCTTATCTTGCTATTGGGGGTTGGCTTACTGGCACGACTTTCGCAACGAGCTGGTATACCCACGGTCTCGCTACTTCCTATCTTGAGGGTGCAAATTTTCTTACAGCGGCAGTTAGCACTCCAGCTGACGCTATGGGTCATTCTCTTCTTCTTCTCTGGGGTCCTGAGGCTCAGGGGGATTTCGTCAGGTGGATCCAACTTGGGGGACTCTGGAATTTTGTGGCACTCCACGGAGCATTTGCCCTCATTGGTTTCATGCTTCGTCAATTCGAGTTGGCTAGGTTAATTGGAATTCGTCCGTATAATGCTATTGCGTTCTCTGGGCCTATCGCTGTTTTTGTCAGTGTGTTTCTCATCTATCCTCTCGGACAGTCCAGTTGGTTCTTTGCGCCGTCGTTTGGTGTTGCAGCGATCTTTAGGTTCCTACTCTTCCTACAAGGCTTCCATAACTGGACGCTCAACCCTTTCCATATGATGGGAGTTGCTGGTATACTAGGAGGAGCACTGCTCAGTGCTATTCATGGAGTTACTGTAGAGAACACCCTGTATGAAGATGGAGAACAGGCAAACACATTTAAAGCGTTCGATTCCACTCAGGAGGAGGAGACCTATTCGATGGTTACTGCGAACCGTTTTTGGTCGCAAATCTTCGGGATTGCGTTTAGCAATAAGCGTTGGTTGCACTTCTTTATGCTGTTTGTTCCTGTCATGGGTCTTTGGACATCTTCTATTGGGATCATTGGGCTTGCTCTTAATCTTCGTGCTTATGATTTTGTAAGTCAAGAGATTAGAGCAGCAGAAGATCCTGAGTTCGAGACATTTTACACAAAAAATATACTTTTAAATGAAGGATTACGTGCTTGGTTAGCACCAGTTGACCAACCACATGAGTCATTCGTATTCCCAGAAGAAGTATTGCCTCGTGGAAACGCCTTGTGATAAAAATATAATACCCTGCAGAAACGCAAAGACCCTTCGGGGTCTTTTTATGCTATAATACCACTTCAGATAAATAGTTAAAAGATTATCTGATGCAATTGGTATAATGAAGAATTTTAAACAATTCATATCAGAGTCAGTCAATATCTCTGGCGACTTCAACGGAAACCTATACATTAACTCTCAAGACCAACAATCTCAAGAGGAAGTTGGTGAGAGTTATGTTGCCGATATAACTTGGCAAAATAGCATATATAGAATTGAGATGGCAACAAAGACTGGAATACCATCAAAGCAGGAATTGGCTGAAAAACTTCAGAGTGAATATCCTGGTGCAATGGTTCATAACATTTATCCAGTAGAAGAGAAACAATTAAATATTCAAAACGCAAAAAGATATCATCCTGCAAAACTAGATTGGGTTGACTGATTATGGGACAGTGGAATAAGAATACACAGGACTTTCTCAATCAAGAGAGAAGTCTCTTTGAGGTTAATGGTGTTGCAACAAGGGACGGAAGAATAGTAGATAACATTAACAGATTTCCCGTAAGTATAAATCCAGATGCTTTTGGGAGAACGAGAGTATCTATACCATTAACTTTATTTGATTCTTCACACAGATTTGCCGACAATAATCTTTGGAGCACGGCAACTGTAACTGGAGGATCTACCAGTTTTAATGCTAGTCAAGGATTAGTTGATTTAACAGTAACTACTGTAGCAAACGCAGAAGTAGTTAGAGAAACAACAAAGGTATTTTCTTATCAGCCAGGAAAATCTCTTCTTATAATGAGCACCTTTGTTCCAGCAACACCACAAACAAATCTTCGCCAGAGGATTGGATATTATGGTGCTAGTAATGGAATGTATTATCAACTAGATGGATTAACTCCAGCATTCGTAGAAAGAAGTTTAGTTACTGGATCAGTAACAGAAACTCTCATTAGTCAAACTGGTGGTGTTTATGGTGCTGGCGATACTGGATGGAATGGAGATAAACTAGATGGAACTGGTCCATCTGGTCTTACACTATCAAAAGATAAAGCACAAATTCTTTGGATGGATATTGAGTGGTTAGGTCTTGGATCTGTAAGAATGGGATTTGTTATTGACGGTCAATTTATTACTTGTCACACATTCCACCACGCAAATATAATGTCATCTACTTATATCACAACTGCTTCATTACCTTTACGATACGAGATTAAAAATACTGGTGTTACTGCTGGCGGCACTTTAAAGCAGGTTTGTTCCACAGTCATTTCTGAAGGTGGTTATGAGCTTCGTGGATTACAACAAGCAGTTGGAACACCAATTCTATCTCCAAGTAATTTAGAAGACAAAGGAATATACTATCCACTACTTTCATTAAAGTTAAAAACAACTCGTTTAGATGCTGTAGTAATTTTAACAGCATTATCAATATTGGGAGTGGAAGATGGCACATATAATTGGCAAGTAAGAGCAAGCGGATCTACTACTGGTGGAACATGGGTAAGTGCTGGCACAGATAGTTCAGTAGAATATAATATAACTGCAGCAAGTATCACGGGCGGAAGAATTTTAGCAAGTGGTTATATAGATAGTAGTAAAAATAATATTGGATCAATAGATATTCTTAAAGAAGCATTATTCAAATTTCAATTAGAAAGAAATGGATTAACTGGAACTCCATTAGAATTATCTATTGTTGCTACTTGTGATAAGGATAATAAAGATGTTCACGCTTCTATGGACTGGGAGGAAATCAGCCGATGAAAATAAAGGCAAGATTGTTTGAGAAAATTTTTAGAACACAGCATATCTTCCAAGTTGCTGGCATTCAGTTGGGCGAATGCCCCTTGGTTCAGTGCTGAAGGTCTCCTAGACATTGGAGAACTTCATGATACAATGACATCATTGCAAACTAACTCTTAAATTACTATGTTCTCACGATCCACTATTACTAATGCCCTGATTGCTGATGCACAGGGTAACATTGCTAAGGCAAAAGCAAACGTAGAAATTTATCTAAACTATCCCGTTGGTATTGGTGAGCACCCTGATGTGCTTGCTGCTATCCAGAGTCAGGTAGATATTATTGCTCATGAAGAAGAACGTATCTCCGTTATTGCTAAACACTTCGGTGATTCATAATGAATAACTTTGAAGTCTTCTTATATTTTGTATGCTTTGCTGCCATTGGTGGTGCTGCATTTGCTATGATGTGGAGTAACATTCAATCTATTAACATAGAGATGAGAACTCCTCCCAAACCAAAGCATCCTGAAGCACCACAGGCAGGAGAAGAAGTGATGTATGTAGATCTTTCCAGAGAAAAACTAGAGAAACTTTACGAAGATGATTAGCTCAGAAACACCATATAAAATGTCTGAAATCATTCGTGATACTTGGCCTAATCTTTTTAGACCAATAAAACCAAGAAAAAAGAATCTTGACAAATGAAATCATTCTTGATATATTAAGGGGGTCAAATGACTCCCTTTTTTTTATGTATGATACCTAAAATAATTCATCACTCTGCCCCAAGAAGTAAAAAAAGGTGGCATCCAATATGGGAAAATTGTCTAAATTCTTGGTATAAAAATTACCCACAAGATGAATATGATCATGTCATGTGGGATGATGGTAAAATAGATTGTTTTATTGAAGAAAAATTTGAAGAATATTATGTAATATATAATGCTCTTCCATTTCATATAATGAAATTGGATATGTTTAGATTATGTTTGATGTATGAGTACGGTGGACTTTATAAAGATATGGATTACTATTGTTATGAAAATTTTCATAACAATATTATAAATGATATTGCTATAGTTAGATCTCCGTGTTTTGCTGCTGGTGAATATTTTCAAAATTCTTTGTTTGCATCTGCTCCAAAGAAAAAATTCTGGTTGAAGTGCATTGATAATCTCATAGAAAGATACAACTATTATAAAATAATTACAGATTGTACCAGTGAAGAATTTAATCGTTATGTTCTGTCTGTTACTGGACCAATTTTATTTACCCACATAAAAGAAGTACATCCCAGTATTTTTGAAGAAGTTCAGGAATTGCCTAGTGAAATATACAATCCTTCAATTGGTATATACCATGACAAACAAGAAATGAAAAATGTTAAATGTATGCATTTTTTATCTGGACTCTGGGGGGAAGAATCTTTTAGGCAAATAAATCAGAATATGAATACTAATAATAAAAATATGAAAGATGTGACTTGCGATACTTATAAAAGTATGAGAGGTATTGATATAAGTAATTTTGATGGATAATGAGGTTTATATATGCTAACAATATTTAATTACCTGGCGGCATTTTGGTCTGTTGTTATAATGAATTGTATTCATCCAGTTAACTGGGAGTATTGTTATAGGGTAGACCAGTGGTTAATTCCAGAACTTGTATATGGATGGAAACTAAAAACTGGTGAAATTCAAATTTATCAAAATGAAAAAGAATACTTAAATGAAAAGTAATGTCGTACCTCTATTCCCAACTCCTTTCGGAATATATGAATTGGATGTCGATTTGGATAGAATATATTCTTCATTATCAAAATTCAAAACATCTCCTAATTATCTTTTGAGTGGTTCAAAATCTAGTTTTGAAAGAGATGTTAGTATTTTATATGAAGATGAATTTTTTGATTTATTTGCAAAGGTACAATTTGCATTAGAGGACTATACGAAAACTGTCTCATTAGAACCAATAATTGTTACTGATAGTTGGTATAATGAAATGAGTATAGGTAAAAGATTAATTTTACATAGACATGAACATAGTGTAGTTAGTGGAGCATTTTATGTTAAGTGTGGTAAAAAATCTGTACCATTGAAATTTAAAAATCCATTAGCACCATATAGGATGATGGAATTGTATACAAAAATTCCATCCGATTATTCTTCTGGAGGAATGCAATTTCAACCAAGACCTGGTGTTTTATTTTTATTTCCTAGTTGGTTGGAACATGAAACTATTGAAGAGAAAGATGACAGGTGTGTAATCAGTTTAAATACAACATATAAAAAGGAGTTGCAAAGATGAGTTTAAAAGTTGATTTTAATAAGCTAAGTAATGTTCCATACATGAGGGATTATGCTAGTGACCCTAAGTTTCAAAAATGGGTTAATGAGTATGTTGATTTCTGGTCTGAGCAGACCGAGGAAGGTCTTGACAGTGTGGCATTGATTCGTGCAATAGAATGCACCAATGGATGCGTTCAGTATGCCTTCAGGGACGAGGAACCATGGGCACTGGACCTAGAGCAGACAAGACTATGCATGAAGACCTCTATGACCTTCATCAAAACAAAGAAGTTGGAATTGCCAGATGGAAGAGTGCTTGAGTGTGACTCTTCTATAATTGATGCTTTAAATAAAGTTCGTGATATTTACATCAGAGGATTCAAGCAAGGTGATGATGATGCAATGATGGAATTCTATGCACAATCGTTGGCACAGTTTTTTGTTCTTGGTCGTGATAAAATTAATGCAAAATTTGACTGGGTTAATGAGAATTTAAATAGTGTATTTGGTGAATTATTTTTACGAGCAGGAAGGCATTATGTACTATCATATCTTGATGCATTAGATAAATGAAATACAGTAAGGTATTCGTTTCTGATGTTCACTTAGGTACTTCAGTATGCAGATCAAAGAATTTTTTAAATTTTTTAAAGAAAATTGATACTAAAGAATTAGTATTAGTTGGTGATATTATTGACATCTCTTACATGAAGAAAAGACCCTCAACGTGGAATGAAGATTCAATTAATTGTATTCATGAGATGATTAATTTATTGAAGAATGGGACAAAAATAACATACGTTTTGGGTAATCATGAAAAAGAGTTGAGGAGATATATTAACTTTACGCATGGTAATTTACATCTTTGTAATGAGTATTCTTTTATAGATGAAAAAGGTCAAAGAATTTTATGTACTCATGGTGATGGCAAATCTCAATTCTTAAAAGATGGATGGGAGCAAAATATATTTAATTCTGCTTATAACATGATGACTCCATTGAGCATATGGGCAAAGAGGATGTTTAACTTTTCTATTTTAAGTAGTATTAAAAAAACTGAAAAAGGAAAACAATTTATTGATAAGTATGAAACTGATATTGTTGGGTATACTAAGTCTTTAAAAAAATATGACGGTGTGATATGTGGTCATATTCATCACGCACATATTAAGGCATTTAAAAACTTAGTTTATATGTGTTGTGGTGATTGGGTTGAAACTTGTAGTGCTATCGTAGAAGTTGACGGAACTTATCAGATTAAGTATTATTAATTATAAATAATTGCAAGTTAAATCATTCTTTATGTTGATTGAACGGGATACAAATAATAATAAAAACCCCCTAGCACTCTTTGGATGCTTGGGGGTTTTTTGTATTCAGTGAGTTGACAAGTACTTAAACTAGGACTAGATTTCTATGGAAATTTTAAATTCACCACAAGACTTCTTGTATAATTTGCATACATGTTCACCGAATGAAGCAAAAAGACTGTGGAGGAATTCTATAAAAGATAAATGGAATAACAAATGTGCCTATTGTGGGACAAAATCTAAACCATTATCTATTGACCATATAGTTCCACAATGTAAAGGTGGAAATGACCATATTACTAATGTAATATGTGCTTGTACTAGTTGCAATCACAGTAAAGGACATGAAAACTGGGAGCATTGGTTTAAAAGACAAAAGTTCTTTACAAAAGAAAGATACGATGCCATAATAGAATGGCAGAGACAACTATTAACAACAGATCTAAATTTAGTTAAGTATAAACCAAGGAGGAATAAAGTAGCATGAGCAACAGTATTATAATCTACAGTCGTGACGGTTGTCCTTATTGTGATAAAATTAAAGCTATTCTTGACCAAAGAGAAATTCCATATACACTAAATGAGTTGGATGTGACTTTCACTAGGGATGAGTTTTACGGTGAGTTTGGAGTCGGAACGACATTCCCTCAAGTTCTTTACAATGATGAAAACATTGGAGGTTGCACTGAAGCAGTGCAGTATTTACATGAAAATCATATCATTTAAATGTCTCCGATAAATAAACCAGAAGCACCGAAGGTTAACCGAGGTGTGGAGTTGTTACTTAAGAATAGGAGGGAGAAGCAAGTTTCGGAACCAAGTCATAACGGATTTGAGATTTCAAAAGTGATTTCTCTTCTAAAGAGAGAAGTCAGAATTCAATTTTCTTTTTCTATAGTGAAAAAAGATTAGACTCTCGGAGGTAAGAACCATGTTAGCAGCAGAAATAGCAATTTTTTGTATTTTACCATTTTTATTTTTATTAGTTGGTGGTGTGGTAGGATGGTTAGCAAAAGATCATGTATACCAAACTCAACCGGTTTACATGCATCCAGAAATGTTTGATGAGAACGGAAATGTTCTACCAGATGAAATTTTAGCAGTACGATTTGAAAACAATTATGACAACGACGAGGAAGAAGAGGACAACAACTAAAGCTCCTACTCAACTACCCCCCAATCCATTATCTTTTGAAGTTTTGAACCTTGTTTCTAAAGCAAGGTCAAAAGCAAAAAAGATTGAACTCCTGAAGGAGTATGGTCATCCATCTTTGAAGGCACTATTTATTTGGAACTTCGATGAGAGTGTGATTTCTATTCTTCCTCCCGGTGAAGTTCCTTATTTTGAAGATGATAACGATTCAATCTCAAGCAAGATTGAAACTGCTGTTGAAAAGATGGGAGAATCTGGTTCTCTTGGTGCTACTGATACAAAGTATACAACAATTAGAACCGAGTATACTAAGTTTTATAATTTTATTAAAGGTGGTAATGATGCACTTTCATCTCTAAGAAGAGAGTCTATTTTTATTGATCTGCTCAAGGGACTCCACCCACTTGAAGCAGAAATTATTTGTCTATGTAAAGACAAAAGACTCCAAGAAAAGTATAAACTAACTAGAGAACTTGTTAGTGAAGCATATTCAGATATTCGTTGGGGTGGTCGCAGTTAAATTCAAATTGAGGTATTAATGGGAAAAGGAATTAAAGTTATTCAGGGTGATTGTGATCCAACATTGGCACAAGATAAAACTCTACCCAATAATGCTTATTTGGTAGAGTATCTACAAGATGGAATAACCAAGTTTGATATTGTGATGGCAGGAAAAACGGTTGATATTTTTGATGATTACTATGATAAGTATAAGAAAGACTTCAAAAATATGACCCAAGCAGAGGGAAGAGCAAATCCTAAACTCTGGGGTATACAACCAAAAGAAACTAAAAAGAAAAAATAAAGTAAAAAAGGGGGGATAAATTTCCCCCCAAATTTTTTGCCCATTAAGGTTTTTAAAACTGTGTTGTACAATACAGTTTGGCAGAACTAAATAATTATGGTAGACTATACCAGTCGTTCATCTTATGTTTAGCATACTGTTGGCACTGACTCTTGCCCATCATAATGACCAGTCTCCTTATGGGTGGCATATGTCATGTGAAAGGTTTCTACAAAGAAGAGTTGAGATTCAAATGGATCCCAACTTAGACCAACGTTCTAAGTATAATCTTATAGGTTATCTTAAATCGAAAGTGGAAGGTCAATGTACAGATGTATTAATATAGGACGCAAGTAAGTCGTAGGAACGGAGCGTTCATCCCATGTTAGAACTATTATTCTATACAACACTCTCATGTACTCAAACTGATGCTATTATGCTGAAGATTGAGAACAATGCGAATCTATCTTCTATCTTGAAGGTAGAGTTGATTGAGACCCTTAAGGACTCATCACCAGAATGTGAGTGGTATTGGGACGCAAACGACTGAAGGAACGGGAAAAAACGGATCCTCGGAAACGAGAGAAGGTTAATTTTCACCCAACTTCAGGAGTAACACCATGAACACACTAAACATGATCAAGAAGCAGATTCAAAAAGCATCTGCTGTTCACGACGCACAAGTTCTTCACACCTCATATCGTGGTGTTGAGTATGATACACGTTGTGTAGAAAGTAAGGAAACCCACGGCACATTCTGCTATCGTGGACAGACTTACGACAAGTGATTTACTTGTTTAAAAGTTAAATAAGGGAGGGGTTGACTACCCCTCTTTTTTTGTGTAAAATTAGATGAAATGATGGTTATCAATGGATAA